CCTCCTGAAGGACGGCTACCCCGCACACAAGATATTCATATTCCGTGGCGGTATGAAGCCCGACGATATCAATGCCACGGTGGATCTGTGGAAGAAGACGCAAGGTGTCGCTCTCGGAACAATAGCATTCGCCCAGAGCTTCGATCTGGACACCACCGAGACTGCATACATGGTAGGCTTCGACTGGGATCCGAATAACAACATCCAGGCTGAAGGTCGCCTTCGGCGCTTGGACTCGATCCTCACTTCGCCCTGTGCCTGCGTATATGTAGTTCCAGAGCAGTCGGACTATCAGCACGTAGTTGCACCCGTCTTGGACGGAAAGGTGATGACTGTTCGCCAGTTCCTGGAAGGGTACGATGGGTGATGTCAAATGATGGTCCCCCTCTTGAATGTGCCTAAGGGACTACTTTATAATAAGGGTATCATGTTGATGTACAGATAGCTAAGGCTATCTGGCCTTTTCAGGCAAACCGTTCGGAGGTTAAGTGCTACAGGAAGTTCCTGCCCAAGCTGTCAGCTTGGAGCACCTACGTTCGCACGTCGGCGATGCACAGTCGCCGTTCATGCTCCGTACATCGGACCGGATTCTCTTCAAGCGCTGTCGGCGTTTGTGGGGGTGGTTGTCGCACCTCAGACAGGGACGATCGCTCAACGAGATTGCCGACTACCTCTGGTTTGGAACCGGAGTCCACTTCGCCCTGGAAGACTTCCACGGCCTAAACCTCTACGAACACCCAGCCAGAGCCTTCCAGGCGTTTCTGATGGCGACACATGCTATCGGAGCTCTACCAGGAACATGGAAAGAGCACCAGACACTTGGTCTCGCGTTGATGGCATACTACGCAGATCATTGGTTGAGTTGCCGACCTGCACTCGATACCTACGAGGTGGATGGCAAGCCTCAAGTGGAGGTCAATGGGGCCATCGACTTAGGAGTCCGCACACGAGACGGCCGCCGTGTCATGTACGGATTCACTCTCGACAGGTTGACAATCGACGATTGGGGTAGGTTGTGGATTGTTGAGTACAAGACGGCTAAGCAGATCCGCGAGATGCACTTGGACGTCGACGAACAAATTACGGCGTACTGCTGGTGTGCATGGAAAGTCTACGGTACGATACCGGCCGGTGTCGTATACCAGCAGTTCCGCAAAGCTATTCCTGCACTTCCCAAGATCCTCTCGACCGGCAAAGTCTCCACCGACTCCAGACAGCATACTTCGGCAGCCTTGTATGCCAAGATGCTCGTGGACATGTATGGTGATGTCGAGAGCGCCCCAGCAGAGAACATTGCCTGTCTGAACAAGTATCGCTCGGCCGAGAATGAAGACCGCGATCGCTTCATCACCCGCCACTACATCGAGCGGAACGAGTTTCAGATGAGGGCCTTCGAGCAGAAGGTGTTGATGGAGCTCGAAGACATCGCCAATCCCGATTTGCCCATGTATCCGAACGCCACGCACACTTGTGACTATTCTTGTCCTCTGCAAGCGGCGTGTCTAGCAATGGACGATGGCTCGGATTGGGAAGGCATCTTGGATTCGATGACGATATCAACAGGCGACGGCCTGACACAACGAGAGAAGGAGCAAGCGCAATGGCGAATAGCCCTACCGGAACCGCACGAGGTGGACCTCCCGCTAGAGGGAATCCAGTACCAGCAGCTGGTAAGCCAGCTGGAGGACCCCCAACCTCAGATCAAGCCGGAGGAAGCATTTCTGGAGGAGGTCGGCCTGCGGTAGTAGCACAAGCGGCACAAGTCAAGCCGGCAACTGCGGCGATCCAGCAAGCGGTAGCTCCGAAGGGGCCTCCGTTCCAGATGCATGCGCTCTCGGACTACGAGCGCTGGATCAAGATGATCGCCTATGGCGACTACGGTGCCGGCAAGACGCGGCTCTTGGCGTCAGCGTGCTTGGTTCCTTCGATGCGCGACATCTTCGTGATCGACGCCGAAGCTGGTGACCTTACCATCTCGACGGATCCGGAGTTCATCCCCTTCAAGGAGCACTTCACCGTCGTACGGGTGAAGGACTTCAAGACCTACGCGCGAGTCCAGGAGTACCTGAAGCTGCACTGCTCTCTCAGGGACAAGCGGACTCCGGAAGCCGATGCGGAGCTGAAGAAGCTGGAGAAGCTCCTGATCCCGGAAGACCAGTACGAACCCGATGCGCCGCCGAAGCGCTTCTTCACCTGCATCACCGACTCCCTGTCGGAGGTGGAGACCTACTCGATGTACCAGTTGATCGGCGTGACGGACAAGACGCGGATCGACGACGAGCTTGCGTCGCCGGAGTGGAACGAGTTCAAGAAGAACCACCAGCAGGTGCTCCGGGCGATCCGGGCTTATCGGGATCTGCCGATGCACGTTCTCTTCACGTGCGCAGCATCCTACGTCCAGGACGACGCCAAGCGCATGATCTGGATGCCGGCGCTCACTGGCAAACTCGCCAGGCAGTCGCAGGGCTTCATGGACATCGTCGGCTACATGTACGTGACACCGGGAGAGAACAACTCCAAGGTGCACAACATGCAAGTCCAACCGTCTCCTCGCATCAATGCGAAGTGCAGGTTCTCGAACTTCAAGCTCCTCGGCTGGCAGAATCCCACCATGAAGTCCATTCTCGAGTCGGTCGGACTTCTGGACAAGGGAGTGCTCAAGCCGAGAGAGGCTGCACCAGTTGCAACAACCTAGAGTCCGGCTGGGCATCTAGGGCTAGACCAGTCCGTCTAGTGAAGGGAAGTAAGTCCTAGCCAACACACTTTACGTACGGAAGGAATGTGCAATGGCGAAGAAACCGCAGGAGCAGCAGCAGCAGCAGCAGGAGCAGCAGGCAGCACCAGCACCAGCAGCACAAGAACCCGTCCCTGCAGAGCAAGCCGCCGGTCAAGAAGGTGGCGGCGCGCTCATGGTCGACTTCGGGCAAGTGCCCGACCAGGCGGATCTCCCCGTCATTCCGAGGGGTATCTACCCGGCTGCGGTCGACGATCTCCAGTTCGTCTACAGCCAGAACAGCGGCAATCCGATGTGGACGTGGATCCTGGAGCTGGAGGAGAGCGCGGGCGAGTACGCCGGCCGGAAGCTGTACTTCCATTCGCCGTTCGTGGAGAACATGATGCCCCGCGTCAAGAAGGTGGTCTCGCGGGTGTATCCGGAACTCCTCACGCGCGGCCCCTTCAATCCGGAGGAGATCGCCAACAGTGGCGAGATGGTCGGCAAGCGGTGCCAAGTGCGTGTCGACATCGGCATGTACGAGAACCGTCGGCGCAACAACGTTCGTGACATCCTGCCTCCCAAGGAGGACTCCGGAGCCGGTTTTCTGCCGGATGGTGGCGGGCAAGCGGCTGCGGCCTAACGGCACGCTGCTGAGCCAGAGCACGGCATGAAGATCCAGCCCCGGAGCTTAGGCAATGGGGCTGGATTTATTTCCATCATGAACCGGAGGCACAGATGATCAAGCTAGCAGGGTACGTACTCCTCTCTGGAGGCGTCGACTCTTCAACATGTCTTGCGTTCGCTATCCGCGACTGCGGGCGCGAGAACGTCAAGGCGATCTCCATCGACTACGGTCAACGACACATCAAGGAGATGGATCAAGCGAAGAAGGTCGCTGCGTACTTCAGCGTCCCGCACGAAGTTCACCCTATCATCGGGATCCCAAAAGCAGGCCTCACGGATCACAACGCGTACATCCCGAACGCCTCCTACTCGGAACTCCAGGGGGTATCACCGACTTACGTTCCCTTCCGCAACGGGCAGCTGATCTCCAGAATCGCCGGCATCGCCTCCCACGAAGTGGAGTCGACGAACATGAACAAGTTTGCTTCGGACGATCCCAACTGGGAAGGGCGGATCTACTTCGGTGCACATGCGGAAGATGCAGCCGGAGACGCATATCCCGATTGCCGACTCGACTTCGTCGGTGCGATGGCAGCTGCTGTGTACATCGGCACCTACCATCTGGTGCGGCTGAACGCACCCTTGATCTCCATGTACAAGGACGAGATCGTCCAGGCCGGTGAGAAGATGCACGTACCGTGGCACCTCACCTGGTCGTGCTACAAGGGCGAAGAGAAGCACTGCGGTATCTGCCCGACTTGTAGGGCTCGCAAGGACGGCTTCAAGAAGGCCGGCGTTAAGGATCCAACGGAATACCAAGTCGAGGCCGGCAAGTCTCTCGACGACATTCCCTTCTAACCGGAGGAGACATGATCACCGCCGAGAGATACCACGACATTTCGTGTGGCCATCGCGTGTATGGCCACGAGAGCAAGTGTGCTCACATCCATGGGCACAACTATCGTATCCACTTCGTCTGTGCGACACCCGAGCTCGACGGAGTGGGCCGAGTCATCGACTTCTCGGTCATCAAGAGCAAGCTGTGCATGTGGCTCGAAGAGAACTGGGATCACAAGTTCCTGGTGTGGCAAGAAGATCCCTGGGCCCATGATCTGTCCACTCTGGATCCAACGGTTGTCGTTCTGCCGTTCAATCCGACAGCAGAGAAGATGGCCGACTTCCTCCTTCGAGTGATGGGCCCTGTGCTTCTGGAAGGTACTGGAGTCTACCTCGTCAAGGTGGTTGTCGAGGAGACCAGGAAGTGCTCTGCGTCGGCTTCGCACATGCCGGAGAGTCTCCTTGAAGCCCTGAGGAGGTAGCGGCATATGTTCGGCACAAATCCGATTGCCAAGGCCATAGACTCGGATGGCCAGTATCTGGAAGTCCAGTCGATCTTCTCAACCATCCAGGGTGAAGGCCCCTTCGCAGGACAGCCCGCTATTTTTGTACGACTAGCTGGCTGCAACCTCCGTTGCTACTTCTGCGACACGGACTTCGAGAGCAAGCGTCAGACGATGCACATCGGGGAGATCCGAGCGCAAGTCGAGAAGCTAGCCACCGAAGGGAAGAGAGAGCATACCTGGCTAGTGGTTGTAACCGGCGGTGAACCGCTACTCCAGAACGTTGTACCTCTAGTTGGGCTCTTGGCCACTCCTGCACTCCGTTCCTCTGGATACCACGTCCAGTTCGAGACCGCTGGTACTGTATGGCCAGAGGAGAAAGGTTTGCACGAGTATCTAAGCTGGAAGAAGGGAAGGGCAGCAAGCCTCGTGTGCTCGCCTAAGACCGGAAAGGTGCATGTGTTGGTGGAGAAGTACTGCCACAACTGGAAGTACCTCATCCGCGCAGGAGAGACGTCGGAGCTAGACGGTCTGCCAATAATGTCGACGCAGAT